TTCATCAAAGTCTGCAGACCACCCAATCCTGGCCATACGCAGTGGCGGATTTTGGACTCTCTCACCACCACGCCTCTTGGCGGGGGAATTGGATTTTCCACTTTCATAAATTTTCTTGTCTCTCTCAGATTGCGCCTTTCTTCTCTGAAATTCCTTAGTGCTTACTCTTCGATCCCTCTTTGACCGATCCTCGATCAAGGTGGTTTTGTTACCGCGCTCCATGCCTATTTTAAACCGGGCGTCCCCAGTTCCAAGGGTAGATGCAGCTGTAATAGCTCAACTTCACTCTTCCACTGGCTGACGCAGGCATTCCACTCCTGGGTTCCCCCCAGGAGCTTATCGCCCTTCTCTCTCAACCTTTTCCCGTAGGCTTCCACATCGTGATAAAGCTTCGTACACTCGGCATGCTTCGTCAACACGCCGCCGAACAACAGAGCACGATATGATGCTAGCCTACTGTACTGGCTACAGAGGTTGCCATCAGATCTATAGAAGATGCCTGAGCGTAGCTTATCCACGTTCACAGGGACTGCCACCCCATAAACGTCATACAAGCCAAAACCATTTGAGAGGAACCTGAGTTCCTTAACACTGACAGGGATTGGATCCACATCCAAATCCATGCCAAGAAGTCGTACAAATTCAGCAACAGCAGGTCCATTATAAACCTCAATGATGCTTTCATCCATACTTATAGCCAGATCATCAGCATAGATCGCCGGAGCCACCAAAGCCAAAAAAGCATTGATGTCCCCGAGATCATGATAAATCCAGCAAGCACAGATCAGCACCACCGCGGCAAAAGTATTAGTGGACGCAGTGTTTGGTGTCCCAGATGGCATTCCAAGGTGCTTGACAACTATGTCACCATAAATGGTGACCAAGACCGAGTGAATCTCGTTCATAGTCATCTTCCAGAACCTTTTGGTGTGAGTAGCTCTCTCCTCCTTAGACAAGCCACGCTTATCAAACCACTTACACAAGCCACGAAACCTGAAATCACCTACTAATTTTAGCACGACTCCAAGGAGTGATGAATCAAACTTAACGTAATCGCCGTCAAAACCTCTACGAAACCTGCTGAGCTTTCGCCACAACTGATTCCAACCACCGTGGAAAGGACTCATCCCAACGGCAGAAGGAGTTATGGTGTTAACGTCATACAGAGCTTCATTCTGCATCAGTGTGTAACAATTCATTGCCGCCGTGAAATCTGCGGAAGCTCCATTGATCTGTCTAACGCTATTGCGCTTCAACTTCTCAATTGGTCGTAATTCTTCCTTCAATGCAGATGTCCAATAGGCAATGTACTGCACATCACTATCAAGCAAATCAAAGTATGCATAAAATGGTGCCCGCCCATGTGAATCAAGCATCTCTCTCTTGTTTTTATACAGGGTATTCCAAGGAAATCCTGCACTAGTATTCATAACAAGTTGATCGATGGTTTCATCAATGGAAAGCACACAGCTGGCATCAAGCACTCTGTTAAACATAGTATCCAGCCAAGTTGAAGCCGTCACCAAGCAGGCCAAAACATTAGCTGAAACATCCACCTCCGGGCGATCATATTTCAGCAATCCTAAAACTGCTGCCTCACCAGAAGGCTTAGCATTCCTATGCCCACAGTCTACCCCACTAGGATCATACAACAATGCATGGATGTCATCGCACCTAGTGGTTTTCAACCTGGGGTACCTATTATACTTGCCAATCCAATCTAAATGGACAGCATCAAGCACCCTTCGATCTGTGTGCTCG